GGGGATCCCTGATCAGATCAAGCAGGCTCAGGTCGTGTTGGCCGTCTACCTCAACAACAACAAAGACGGCATGGGCCTCAGCGGCCTTGAGGATTATCAATCTGTCAGCATCGGCAGCTTGAGCGTCACCACTGCAGGTGCCAACAGCATGGCCACGGGTGCTGATCGTGTCCCGCCGATCTATGAGCGCTATATGACTGGACTTAGAATTAGCGGACCAGGAAACTTTGCCATCAAGCGGAGCTGATCAATGGGCAGGCATAACGGCATCGACCCCGCTTATAGCCTTGGTGGGGATTTTGTGAACACCACTGCCGCTCAGACTGGCCGCTGGAATCGCATCGTCATCGTCAAAAGCAACACATCGTTCAGCGCTTTGGGCGTTGAAAATTACACCGGCAACAGCTTGGTTGGGGAAGGCTTGCCCGCTGGCTTTGAACTTCAGGGCGTGTTCACCAGCTTCACCTTGAACTCGGGTGGCGCTGTCATCGCTTACAACATCTGATCATGGCTAAGTCACACGGCGGAGCATCTGAAGTCAATTACGCCCTTGGCGCTGAGGTTATCACTGACACGGTTGCCCACACTGGTAAGTTCAGCCACATTGACTTCTACGAAAACAGCACGATCACCGCGATTGTGTCCACCAACATCACCGACAGCAGTTTTGCCGGTGCATCAGTCGATCAGGGCGCTCACTTGACTGGTTATTTCACCAGCATCAGACTGCAAAACGGAGCCTGTATCGCCTACAAGATCTGATGGCGCTTTCGACCTCACTGCAGAAAACGGCTCGCAAGCTGATCACAAAGTTTGGCGGTTCGATCACAATTCGCCGCGTCACTACTGGCGCTTACAACCCCACAACAGGTACAGCGACGCCAACCACCAGCGACACCACGATCAAAGGTGTACTGGAAGACGTACAGCAGCGTGAGGTTAACGATCTGGTCAAAGGCAGCGATAAGAAGCTGACCATTGCAGCGGCTGACCTAAGTTTTGAGCCTGCGGTGTCTGACCAAGTGTCAGTATCTGGCCGTGTCTTTCAGTGCATCCAGGTCAATCGAATTGAGCAGGACAACACGGCTATCGTGTTTGAGATGTATCTGAGAGAGTGATATGGCTAGGCAGATCAAGATTGGTGATATTGGCGATTACGCCGAAAAGCAATTCAATGATCTGCTAAAGGCTGCGGTTCTTAAGGCTGACGAGGTACTGAAAAACAACAGCCCCGTTCTTACTGGCCGCTTCCGTGCGAGCTGGGCGATTGGTCAAAATGCTGCGCCATTTAAGGGCGTACCAGAAGGCAGTTACCCAACGCCGCCCCCGCCAAATGCTGTCAACTATCAGCTCGGGCAAGAGAAGGCTGGCAATGTGTACAGCCTGCACAACAATCTGATTTACGCCGAACCTCTGGCTATCAATGGAAGCCGTCGCACTGGCGTTCCTGAAGGCTGGGTTGATTCGATTGCCAAAGACCTTCAGACTTATGTAAACGCTGAAGCCGACCGCATCGGACGCCAACAATGAGCCTCAATACTCTCCGTTCGCATATTGAAAGCCGCATTGCAACTGAATTTGCATCGGCTCCGGTGCTTCAGGTTGCATATCAGAACGTCCCGTTCACGCCGCCGAATAATGCCAGCTGGATTCAAAGCAGCATCACTTGGGGCGACTCGGCCTACATGACCATTCAGACCACATCAAGCCGCGGCACTGGTGATGGTTTCGATCGTCGCAATGGCACTTTGGTATTCAATATCTTCAGCCCTCGTGGTGAAGGCCCCGGCGCAGGACTAACCATTGCTCAACGGTGCATTGACCTGTTTTCACGTTTACAGCTAGAAAATATAAAATTTGACGCTGCAAATGGTCCGCGCACCATCGAACCCGCTGCGCCAGAAGGATTCTTCCAGACTCAAGTAGCCATCACTTTTGAGGCTTACGAGCAAAGCTAGAATTTCTTCAGCCACCTACCGTTCATAACAATGGCTGTCACTGTTTTGTCCGGTACGTCCGGCGCCCTTTACTACAAGCCCGCTGGCACCACCGGTACTTTCGGTGAATCTGGTGTCAACATCGGCACAGACACGATCACAACCGAGACTTATCTCAACCTGAAAGTTGGTGATCCAGTTGAGTTCAGCGTCGTCAACAGCCAAACCGGCGGCGCTGGTTCCGGCACCCTTCCTGCCGGTCTGTCGCTGGCAACTACCTACTACGTCATTAGCTACACCGCATCAACTGGTGAGCTGCAGGTGTCCGCAACCGCAGGTGGTTCTGCTGTTGACATCACCGACGACGGCACCGCAGCTGCTCCCAACGAGTTCCAAGTTGCCTACGCCGCTTACGCCGCTGTCGGTCAGGTTCAGTCCTGGTCCTTTGAGATCAGCCGTTCTGAAATCGACGTGACCACCATCGGTCAAACCGCCGGTCAGTATGCACCCTTCCGTGCCTACATCCCTGGTTTCGCTGATGGCAATGGCACCGCAACGGTGTATGTGACCAACGAAGATTCCGCCCTGTCCAACCGCATGGTGGAAGACGTGCTGCAGCGTCAGCAAGTTGGTTGCGCCTTCAAGCTCTACACCGACAAGCAGAGCAGCGAAGCACTGAGCCGTTCGATTGCAATGGATGCCGTTCTGCTGACTGCCAGCATGAACATCAACCCTGACGACGCTCAGCAAGTTGAGATCACCTTCCGCCCGGCTGGTGTTCCTACCTTCGATTTCAGCACCTCCGCCTGACAATCTTCTGCCGGAATGTTTGCCCCTGGGTTGCACCGGGGGCTTTTTTATGTCTAAAGTGATAACAAAGACCCCATTTTTATGCCTGCGCCTGCTTCGTCAGCTCTTGCCCGTCTGAAAAAGGCTGCAAACCTGACGCCCATCAAGCGTGTGGTGACGTTGACTGATGGCTCGGAGTTTGAGTTTTACTCAGCGCCGTTGACCATGGCAGAGCGTGAGCGCGCTCAAAAGATGCCTGGTGGTGATGACACCAATGGTTTTGCGTTGAACCTCTTGGTCACCAAGGCCGTGGACGACACTGGCAAGCGCTTGTTTCAGGCTGGTGAGATTGCTGAGCTGAAGAACGACGTGCTCGACGCTGATTTGCAATCTTTGATGCTGGCGATCGTGACCAACCCCGAGGAAGAGGAAACGATTGACATGAAAAGCGCTAAAGGCTGAACTCAAGAAAGACAACCTGCTGTTGCTGCAGCTCGGGGTTGCCAAGGAGTTGGGCTATACGTTGGCTCGGCTTAGCGCAGAGGTGACCCTTGAGGAGCTGCTGTTGTGGAGCGGATATTTTGACCTATTGAATGAAGAGCAAGAACGTCAGTTAAAGCGGCGTCGGTAGACTGCTTGTATCAGGAAGGGTTGAGCTGTGGCTGTCGTCGCCAATGTTGCCGTCAATCTTGACGCTCGTGGCGTAACGGAACGGCTTAAAGCTATTCGCCAAACATCTGTAGGCGCGGCAGATGGTTTCAAGAAACTGGGGGATCGCGCCAAGGCTGTAAAAGCTATTGTTGAAGCTCAGCAGGGCGGCTTTGCCAAGGCATCAACAATTCAGGGCGTATTTGCCGCCAAAGTCAGAAATACTGAGCAAGCAATCAAAGCGCAAATCAGCGCACTTAGAGATGTTCAAAGCAAGGTTCAACTTGGAGGGGCGATTTATCAAAAAGCGGCGCGTCAGATAGCTGATTACGAGCGCGTCCTTAAGGAGGCAAATCAAACTCAAGAGCAAGCCGCGCAATCTGGCAATCGTCTAACGGGTGTAGCTAGCGCTGTTGGCAAGCTGGCGCTCGCTTATGGAACGCTTCGCACCGCGCAGGCTGCATTGCAGGCCGGAATCGGTCGTATTGAATCAGAGCGCAGAATCCAATTTCTTGCTCGCGGGTACGGCGAAGCTGCTCAACTAGCAACTGCTGCATCTCGTGCTGCAGAAAAGTTTGGTGTCAGTCAGACCGAAGCCAATCAAGCTTTGGCCAATACTTACGCTCGATTGCGGCCAGTTGGCATTGAGCTGTCAACGATTGAATCCGTCTATGCAGGTTTTAATACGGCAGCGCGAATCAGTGGTGCAAGTGCTGTTGAAGCCAGCAACGCATTCACTCAGCTTGCACAGGCGTTAGGAAGCGGTGCCCTGCGTGGTGATGAATTCAACTCGATTTCTGAGCAGGTTCCTGGAATCCTGACAGCGATTAGCAAGGAAACAGGGGTCGCTCAAGGTGCGCTTAGAAAATATGCTGCTGATGGCAAAATTACTGCCGATATTGTTATTCGTGCGCTTCAGCGGATTGAGAGGGAAGGTGCTGATCAGCTTGCCGAAGCGCTTGATGGTCCGGCGCAAAAAATTAAAGATTTTCAAAATGCAACTGAAGATGTTCAAGTTGCGCTGACTGAAACAGTTATCCCAGAGCTGACCACAAGCCTTCAAGAATTAGGAAATATAATTTTAGCTTTGGAAGGTCCAATTAAATACATCGGAGGATTGTTGGGTGATGCCTTGGGGGCTGCAAATGATTTGATAGGTTTAGTCTCTCCGGGAACATCAGGCACTCGCAAAGCTATTGAAGCTGGGCGACTGCCACTGGAGAACGATTTTACAGGGATTGGCCGCGGCGAAGGTAGTCGAAAATTATTTGAAGGCACAATTACTCCATTTGGGGTTGGCCTGGAAGGCATCAAAAAAGAAGCATACGTTCTAGCTGAAACCACGGGGAAAACGTACAGCGACGCCCTAGTGGCTTCAATGCAGAAATACTTAAAAGCGAATGACGCTGCGAAAAAAATTGCCGCAGCATTTGAGGCTGGTGAAGGCGGCTTACGCAAGCCTGAGTCAATAATCAAACCGCCTGTTGATCCAAAAAAAGCCAAAAAGCTGGCCGATGAACTTGCTCGTTCGCTAGAGACAGGAGAAAAACTCTTTACTCAGTTCTCCCGTCAAGCTGTTCTGACTGGCGAAGTCTCGGAGATTGAGCGCAAACGACTTCAGATTCAATACGACTACCAAGACCGCGCCGAAAAGATTGCAAAGCTAAAGAACGCTGATCAGCGCATAAATTTAGAAATTATCAATGAAGAGATTAGGAGGTTAGAGACTAGAGAGCTTGATTTAGAAATCCTGAGGGAACAGCTTAAGATATTTGAGAAAATTGCCGGGCTTGATTTCAGCAAAGCCGAAGGGCTGGGCGAAAAAACTTTCGGCAAAAGAGACATGCCGGATGGATTTGCTGCTGATCTTCCTCAGTTGGCTGGCAACAAAAAAAA